TTATTTCCAAATTAAATAAGAGGAAAAATCATGGCAAATGATTTATTAAAAGAAGCAATTGCAGACGCGAAAGCCGTAAGAGAAACTGCACTTGCTAATGCTAAAATTGCATTAGAAGAAGCTTTTACTCCTAGATTACAATCAATGTTATCTGCTAAATTAGCTGAAGAAGAAGGTTTAGAAGAACCAGAATTAGAAGCTGAGCCAGTAGCAGAAGAACCACCAATGGAAGAACCACCAATGGAAGATCCTGTTGAAGCACTTCAATATGAAGATGAAGCTCCAATGGAAGAGCCAGCAATGGAAGAGCCAGCAATGGAAGGTGATTATGGCGCTGATGAAGATTTAGAATTAGAAGCAATTATCAAAGAATTAGAATCTGAAATGAATGAAGCTGAAGGAGAGGAAGAAAATCTTGAGCTAGCTCAGGAGTCTTCATCATCAACTGGTTTAGGAAATGGCGATGGTCAAAGTCCTAAAAAGGCATCATCATCTGATCAAGACGATCCTGGTAAAGGAAAGTTGAAAGAAGGTGAAGGGGACGATGAAGAAGCTCCTGCTCCTAAAAAAGATGAAGTAGATGAAGATATTTCTATTGATGAAATTATTAATGCTTTAAGAGAAGAAGATGAAGCTGACGCTGAAGATAAGCCTGTAAAAGAAGCTCAATACACTGCTGGTGTAGATGATGGTGCTGCTGAAAAGGATCTTAAAGAAGCGTATAACGTTATTCGATTCTTGAAAAGCAAAATTAATGAAGTTAATCTTCTTAATGCAAAATTATTATTCTCAAACAAATTGTTTAAAAATCATTCAATGAACGAATCTCAGAAAATGAAAGTAATTGAAAACTTTGATAGAGCTTCATCAATACGTGAAGTGAAATTAGTTTATGCTACGTTATCTGAATCATTTGTATTGACTGGTAAAACAAAAAGAACAATTAAAGAAAGTTATGCTTCCAAGCCTAGCCGTTCAACAGCACCTAACAGGAAAGTAATTTCTGAAGGTACTGACTTAACAGCTAGATGGAAAAAATTAGCTAATCTGTAAAAAAGGAAAGAAAATGAATATAAATTCATTATTACCTCAAAATGGAAATGCCAACCAAAATGCCGCGGCCATCGCACTTGAACGCAAGTGGGAAAAAACCGGTCTATTGGAAGGATTATCAAATGAGGTTGAAAGAAAAGGCATGGCCGTTCTTTTAGAGAACCAAGCCAAGCAATTAGTATCAGAAGCAAATTCTACAAATACTGCAGCTAGCGGTGAAGAATGGTCAGGGGTAGCTCTTCCATTAGTTCGTCGTATTTTTGCTGAAATTGCAGCTAAAGATTTTGTATCTGTACAACCAATGAACTTACCATCAGGTCTTGTATTTTATCTAGACTTTAAATATGGTACAGGTCAGGGACAAGCACCAACTGGAACAGCTGGTGGTAATGATTTCTTGACTAATGCTGGTCGAACTTCACAAAATGATTCTGTATTCGGTGTTACTGATGCAGGTCGTGGAACTGCAACTGCAACTGAAGGTCTTTATGGACCTGGTCGTTTTGGTTATACCATTAACGATGTTACATCATCTGCATTGAATTCATCCAAAGATGGTGAAGCAGATGCATCTTTCTGTACTGGATCATGGAATTCATCAAATGAATTTGCTAATGATACAGCTGCTTATACTCCAATGACTCAGGCTGGATTCAATATATTTACTAACTTTAATTCGGAATTTTCTGCATCCGGTGTTGGATCTACATTCCAAGTACTTTCAGTTGGTAAAGATTTAATTCCAAACTTTGATACTAATGGTGTTAGAGCATTTAATGTTAATGCTACTGGTATTACAGAAATGTATCCGGAATTTACTAGAACAAGTGCAACTAACGATCGAGTTTATTTCTTAGTTAAAACAGCTGCAGCACCAGCGGTTTCTGATGTAAGAGTTGTTTACCATAAACAACCAACTGATGTATCTAGAGGTGACTTTGAAGATTCAAATGTACTTTCTACAAATACAAATGATGATGGGTCAAAACTAGATATTCCAGAAATCAATCTTGAAATGAGATCTGAAGCCATTGTAGCCAAAACTCGTAAGTTGAAAGCTGTTTGGTCTCCAGAATTTGCTCAAGACTTGAATGCTTACCATTCAATTGATGCTGAAGCAGAATTAACTAGCATGTTATCTGAATACGTTTCGCAAGAAATTGATTTAGAAATTTTAGGCATGTTACAAGAAAATGCTCAAACTGTTGAAAGATGGTCTGCTAAAATTGGTTGGGAGTATGATGCTGGTACAACTGCATTCCAACAAGGTAATGCAAATGCGCAAGCATATAACCAAGGAACATGGTTCCAAACTTTAGGTACTAAAGTACAAAAAGTTTCGAATAAAATTCACCAATTAACTTTAAGAGGTGGAGCTAACTTCCTTGTTTGTTCTCCAACTATTGCAACTATTCTAGAATCTATTCCAGGATATGCTGCTGATACAGATGGAGATAAAGCTCAGTTTGCAATGGGTGTACAAAAAGTTGGTGCTATTAATAATAGATACCAAGTTTATAAAAACCCTTATATGACTGAAAATACCATATTAATGGGATACCGTGGTACTCAGTTCCTTGAAACAGGTGCTGTTTATTCTCCATATATTCCATTAATCATGACTCCATTAGTATATGATCCTAATAACTTTACGCCACGTAAAGGTGTTATGACTCGTTATGCTAAGAAAATGGTTCGTCCTGAATTCTATGGTAAAATAATGGTACATGGTTTAGATACTATATAGTATTTAAAATTATTTTAATATTAAAGCCCTCCTAATGGAGGGTTTTTTTTTGGTTATATGCTAGCTGTTAGATATTTATATTAAATAGTTAACAAAAGGAGTCACGAGATGGCAAAAGCAAATACAGAAAAAACTCCACCAAAAGGTGCAGTTCGGTTTTCATTATCATTATCTGCAGAACAAAAAGCAGCAAAAACTCAAATTTTAGAACATCCATTCAACTTTATAGTTGGTAAAGCAGGATCTGGTAAAACATTATTAGCAGTGCAAGTAGCTTTAGATCAATTCTTTAAACGGCAGTATAATAAAATAGTAATCACTCGACCAACAATTGCCACTGAAGATAATGGATTCTTACCTGGTTCTGAAAAAGAAAAAATGGAGCCATGGCTAGTTCCTATTAGGTCAAATATGCGAAAAGTGTATAATAAGCCAGATAAGTTAGAATCTATGGAAAAGTCTGAATCTATTGAACTATGTTCATTAGCACATTTTAGAGGCCGTACATTCGATAACGCTGTAGTAATTGTAGACGAATTCCAGAATTTAACTAGATCTCAATTAGCAATGGCAATTGGGAGATTAGGAAAAGATTCAAAAATGATATTTTGCGGAGATTCGTACCAAATAGATCTTAAAGATAAAAATTATTCTGCATACCATGACATGTCAAAATTAGTAAATTCGAAATATGTATTTAAATGTGTACTAGAAGATTCACATAGACATGGCGCGATAGACGATTTGCTAGAATTATTGAATGGTTATCATTAATGAGTATATTTATATAAAATGGCTTTTAACAGAGATATATATCCCAAAGATTATGGCGCTCCAATGCGTTGGAAGAATGCAAGATTTGTATTTGGTGATAATCCATGGACCTGGGATGATGTACATGATGCAACAGAGATGTTGGAACATTTTTCCGATGGCGATGATATCGAATGGTTTGATAAAGTTGAATTAGAAAAAAAGCGTAGATATATACGATTAGTTTGTAAAGTTAAAGGAATTGAAACATATTCTGGGCAAAAAACTATTCGCGATGATATTAAAATAACTGCTTCTGATGTAAAATTAGTAGCAAAAGAAGTATTAGGAATTGACTTAACAGTGGAGAATATACATGTATAAATTATATACCGATAAAGCAGAATTATTTGAATGTGATATTAAAATAGATGGCGCTAGTTTAAATAAATCAACAGCTAGATTAGTAGTTGAAACATCAGATTATAGTTTAATGTTTAATGGAAAAATTTCTAAAGACGGAAAATGTCAAATTCCTATACGTAAACTTAAAGGACTTATCGATGAAAGTACTACTGGAAATATTCGATTAGAAGTTATTGCAGAAGATACATATTTTACACCATGGAAATCAGATTTTGATGTAAAAGCCAGTAAACAAGTAACTGTTGAAGTTCGTTCACAAAAATCGCCTAATATTATAAAAGAAAATAATGTACAAGTGTCAAATGTTAAACAAATGATCACTGAACGTGAAGTTAGTCATGTAAAAAATATTTTAAAATTACTTGTGCGTGAAAATATAAATGTTAAAAATTTACATCTTAAGAAAGATAGATTAAATAAAATAGTTGCAACATATACAAAATATAAACCGTTAACAGAAACTAAACGTCGAGAAGTTATTAAAGGAGTTCTCAAAGGTTTATATAAAAAATAAAGGTTACGTAGATGGCTCTAGATAATTTATCCGGCCAAAGAATACAGGAATCATTCCAAAAACTTGTACAAGTTGAAAGCGGTGTTTTTGCTGATGGGACTGGTTCTGCTATAGCAATTGTTACAGGTGATCAAACTGCATCATTTGCACATAAGACTGCAATATCCGGAGCGTTCTATGCACCTAGTGCTTCTATTTCAACACGTTTAGCAACGTTAGAAGCCACAGAAGAACATTTACATAACGGAGCTCTATCCAGTTCAGCCCAAATTGCTACTGAAATATCTGGAGCATTTGTAGCACCATCAGCATCATTTTCAACTCGTGTAACCAATTTAAAAACAGATAGTGGATCATTTTCAACTCGTGTAACCAATTTAAAAACTAATAGTGGTTCATTTTCAACTCGCGTAACAGATTTAAAAACAGATAGTGGATCATTCTCGACTCGCGTAACCAATTTAAAAACTGATAGTGGATCATTTTCAACGCGTGTAACTGGATTAAAAACAGATAGCGGATCTTTTGAAGATCGAGTAACTGCATTAAAAACTGATAGTGGATCTTTTTCAACTCGCGTAACCAATTTAAAAACTGATAGCAGTTCATTTAGCACACGCGTATCATCAAACGAAACTGATATATCATCATTAACTGCTGCAACCAGTTCATACTTATTAAATACTACTAATACATTAACCGGTGATTTAACCGTTACTGGAAAAATAACTGCAGAAGAATTTCATACAGAATTTGTGACATCATCTGTCATATTTGCTAGCGGTTCATCGCGTATAGGTAACTCATCCGATGATATACATCAATTTACAGGATCAATATTATTATCAGGTAGTAGTATACAATTGAATGGTAAAGATCTTTTACCGTTTACTGCAACATCAATATCTGAATCGTTAGGTGTAAATGCTAATTTAATAAGAAGTTTAACTAGTGCATCAATATCAGGTTCCTTTACTGAAGCAAGTCATTCATTGCAATCACGATTAACAACGGCAAGTCATTCATTGCAATCGCGATTAACAACAGCAGAATTAGAATTAAGCAACACATTGATATCTGGGTCCGCTCAAATTAAATCTGAGATATCTGGAGCATTTACTGCAGCTAGCCATTCATTACAATCCAGAATTACAACTAATGAAACTGATATATCATCATTAACTGCCAAAACTAGCTCATATTTACTAAATACTACAGATACATTAATTGGTGATTTAACTGTTACTGGTAGATTAACTGCAGAAGAATATATTATATCATCATCTGTAACTAATTTAGTAACACAACAACTTTCAGGATCAACTAAATTTGGTAATACATCAGATGATAGTCATCAATTTACTGGATCGATATTTTTATCGGGTAGTAGTATTCAATTGAACGGAAAAGAACTTTTACCTTTTACTTCAACATCAATATCAGGTTCATTTGTAGCACCATCATCTTCGTTTAGTACTCGTGTAACAAATTTAGAATCAACGTCATCTAATCGTATATTTAATCATGTAACTGCTTCTGGTGGAATAAGTGCAAGTGGTAATATATCAATGATGTCTGCATCCATTGGAGGCGGTATATTTACGTCAGCTTCGTTAGCGCTAGCAATTGCAGGCGGCGGCGGTACCGGAGTAGGATTTCCATATTCTGGATCTGATTCATTAACAAATTCTCCGGCTCAAGCAGTAATAACTGGGTCACTTTTATTAAGCGGATCAGGTCATATAACTGCTTCAGGTAATATATCTGCATCAAATATAAATGTAGGAAAGCCTACTTCAAATAACTGGGGAGAAAATTTACAAGGATCTTATTTCAATAATTTTAATGCAAATACTGATGTTTCCGAAATATTAAGATTTATTGCTGGTGCGCTGAGCCATTCATTAAATGTAGCAGATGCTGCGCCTAATACAAAAACATATGGATCTGTAACTACTAATCATACTCAAGGTTCTACTACATCAAAAAGTGCATTGCTTAATGGAGTGTTAGGATCTGCATGTGAAAATGCAAGACTATCACAACATTGGACCGCATCAGCATTTATAGACTTCAGCGAAACCGCATCTTACAGAGCTGTACAAAATTATTTAGAATTAAAAGGTTGGTTGCAAGCATCTGATAGAGGAACATTTGGAAATGATACTGGTACAAATCCATTTCACGGAAGCTATGCCAGTAGAATACCAAGTCCAATACTAACTAATGCTACTTTTGATACTAACAACTTTACTGTATCTGCAAATACATCTGGTACTACTAATGTCTCATCGGCAGGAACTACATTCGGATTAGGACAATTATCAAATGGAGCAGCTGTTGCATATAATGTAAAGGTAATTGCATCACATTCATTTAGTGATAATTACGCAGATACAACACCAGACAAAAATTCAACATTCCATACCGCATCATTTAAAGATTTTGAGCAGTCTAGTTTTGGAACTTCTGGAGATGGATTAACATTAACAAAGATTGTAACTTCACAGCCTGCAGTGATTCCATCTGCATACCAAGATGGTGATTTCAATAATGTGGCTGGTACTATATCTGGTAGATATTATACAGGCGGTTCTCAAAATGAAAACAGTATTTCTGCAAGTGGATATTATTTAACTCATGACATAAAGGTAGGATTAAAATACGGAGGTCAGTCAGACTTTACTTTTAAAAATGGTGGCAATTCAGATACTAAATTTTATTTGTATACTAGTGGATTGCCAAGTGATATTACTGATAATGCAAATCCAACCGTAGTTGTAACACAGGCATTGAATATCGCATCATTTTCTGCAACATCACGAAGTTTGAGCGGAGCTCCTTACATATTGACATGTGATTATACAATAGATTTTGATTCTCAAGTTAGCAAATCATTTGATCCTGGATATGGAAGAACTACTACAGTATTATACAATTATAGATCAACTGATGAATGGAATAATGTAGGATCTGTTAGTTTAACCAATACATCAGTTTATATAGACACCGGTGGAATAAATCATACTCCGGGTGATCATATATATGTAATTGACAAAACAAAAACAACAAAAAGAGCTAATAACACAATACCTCATATCTCAGATATAGCAGTTGCTAGTTCTTCATTCGAATTTGAATTAGATTCAAATATTGAAAATGTAAGTCAAAATCGATCATCAAATCAAAGTTTAAATTATGATTTAGTTTTCAAAGCAAAAGGTACAAATTGGAAAGGAACTAATGTATATTCTACCACATCAACTACAGAATTATATAACGCCGGCAGATTTGGCCAAAACGCCGATTCCGGAAGTATGGCAATTTATAGTCGTGCACAAGGATATGATTCAAATACATTACAAGATTCCTCAGAAACATTTACTGGTGAAGACAATCGAATTGTATTAGCAGATAATGTGCAAGCATTTAACGGAACATTATTTACAACGGGTACATATAAAACAAATGATAATAGTGATGTAGTAATAGGTCAATACGATTTACAAGTTAAGCCTGGATATTTAGTTAATCCTATAGGTAGTTATGGATATTGGTTTACAACAGATAGTTTAACGGCATCATCAACTGATTATAGATTTTATATAAGAAAATTTCAAGTAAGTAGCGCTAGAAGTCAAGTGGATATTCATTTGAGTAATAAATCTTTAGTTAACTGGACATCAACTGCAAATAATAGCATAGCATGTGCAATATTATTTGAAAGTTCTGGAAATGGTAGCGGTAACAATGTGGCGTTGAGTAGAGCTCGTATATATGATCCAACAAAAGATTTTTCTGCAATCGAAGAAAATATAAGTCAAGATAATCATAAGAATCCATTTACAACTGCAATAGATTTATATGGTTGCCCGGGCGCAATTGTAAAAACAAATAACATATATAATTTTAGTATAGATAACACAGTTGGTCAATATTTAGACACATCTGATAATCAATTTTATGTGATAGTCAGATATAAAGGCGATCCTGCGCCTATTCAAGAAATTAATGTGAGTACAAGCTAATGGGTATAGATTTAACAAAAAAGTCAAGTAGATTATTAGCGTCACGACGTTATACTTCTGGTGGTTTTGCAACTAGCATAGAAGCCTTTACTCAAGTGCTTGATTTAGGTACTGATGAAATATATTCACAAGCAAATGTAATACCATCATCAAATTTACCTTTTAGTGGAAGTTCGCAGGATCGATCTACCCAAGGTGTTATAAAATATTATTATAGGCAACGATTAACTAAAGCACAACTTAGTAATGAAGTTTGGTTTTTCCTAGATCCTTCTGGTAGTAATGCTGGAATAGGTACGCAAATAATTGATAGTAATCAAAAAACAAATTTTATATCACCAAAATATTCTATTCCAACTTTAGCACCGAATATAACAGAGGCAAGTACACCTGGATATGGAGTAACAGTATTAAAATCAACTAGTACGGATACATCATCATTATCTATTGACACTGACAAAGTTAATTCCAACTTTTTTGAATTTGATTATAAAACTGGAATACTGCAGTTTACTGATGATGATGTACCAACAGACAACGAATATGTATATGTAACCGCATATCAATACATTGGAAAAACTGTAACAGAAACAAGTTCGTCTATTTCAACTCGTGTAACCAATTTAAAAACTAATAGTGGTTCATTTTCAACTCGCGTAACAGATTTAAAAACAGACAGCGGTTCATTTTCAACTCGCGTAACAGATTTAGAATCAACATCATCTACTCGTATATTTGGTACGGTGAGTGCATCCATAGTAACCGCATCTAATGTTTTAATTGAAGAAGATTTAACATTAGATGGTGATTTAGGAATAGGCGGAACAATATTTGGATTATCCGGATTCGGCGTTACCATTGATGATGTTGCAGTAACATCAGGCTCTGTTAATTTTGGTTCTGGATCAAATCCTGCACTAACAAAACATAAATTTACCGGTTCCATATCAATAACAGGATCTGTTACATCAGATTCATTTATAGGTATATTTAATGGAGCGTTAAGTTCTTCTGCTCAGATTGCAACTGAAATAACCGGAGCATTTTATGCAGCTAGCCATTCTTTACAAAGTAGAGTGGCTACAAATGAAGTTAAAGTAGGATATACAGATGACGCCGTTACAACCGTAATTCATACAGCAAAGTTAATATCTGGTTCTGGTCAAATTGCAACCGAAATATCCGGAGCATTTGTAGCACCATCTGCATCATTTTCAACTCGTGTAACCAATTTAAAAACAGACAGCGGTTCATTTTCAACTCGTGTAACAAATTTAGAATCGACATCATCCGATCGTAAGTTCAATCACGTAACAGCTTCCGGAAATTTAAGTGCAAGTGGTAATATATCAATGATGTCTGCATCCATTGGAGGTGGAATATTTACATCAGCTTCGTTAGCGCTAGCAATTGCAGGCGGCGGCGGCGGAACTGGAGTAGGATTTCCATATTCTGGATCTGATGTAATAACTTCAAATGATAATTCTGCAGCTGTTATTACCGGTTCTTTATTTTTAAGTGGATCAGGTAATATAATAGCCTCTGGATTTATTAGTGCAAGTGGAGAATTATTTATTAGTTCATCTGAGACTGATGCTACAAATTATAAAATATTAGTAAAAGATCCTAATACTGGAAAGGTTTATCATACCGGAAGTATAGGTGGCGGCGGTTCTGCAAATTTATTAGCAGTTGGTAGTCATATATTACCAGATGCGACCGAAACTTATGATATAGGTTCACCGACATTAAAATGGGATGCGTTATATGCAACCGATACTTTCTTTGGTGGTATACATGAGATTAATTTAGAAACTATAGGTATATCTCAACTACAAACCGGTACTGTACTGGTCTCAAAAGCCGGTCAAATGGTACCATGTGATGCTCAAGCAGATGCATTGGTTATGGGAGTAGCAAGTTCTGGATCTGATTATCCGATAATAATGGGAGCAGAACCTGTTTTAGTAGATGGTCCTGTATATGAAGGTGATTATATAATAACTAGTAACCGAATAGGATATGGAAAGGCAATACATCCAGATCAGATCTATGAGCAAAAATTATTTGGAAAAATAATTGCACAATCTCTCGAAACAAATTTATCAGGTGGATCTGTTAAGGCTATGATAAGGAAAATGTAATGGCAGGTATTCATAAATTTTCTGGATCATTTTCACATTCTGGCTCAGTTGCAAATTTTAAATCTGGCGTAACTACAATCGGTACTGTTAATGGTACATTTTTTGGGAATGGTTCTCAACTTTCTAATTTAAATTTTGGAACATCTGGCGTTAAATTATTTTTTGGGTCTGAATCATTATCAAATCCACCAACATATGGTAATTGGATTACTGGCTCAAGTGGCCAACATGAAATTTTATTATCAACATCTGCTTCAAATGGCGCATTTAATCATTTTACATTTTTAAAATTAGGAACAATTGGATGGGAAGAAGTATCAGATTATACTGGAACTCAAAACGGTATAGCATCAGTTAGATCACTATCACAAGACCTAGGTACTGGGGTCCATGAATATTTATTATTAGCAATGAGTACTGCATCAAAAGAGACAGTTACTACAGGTGCAACAGTTATAATTAATCCGGATTTAATATAGATGGGCGGAACTCATAAATTTACAAGTAGTATATGGATACAGTCAGGAAGTGGTCCTGCCACATTTCAATCAGGTATCACAGCATCTACAGTAACAGCCACAATATTCGTTGGAGATGGTTCTGGACTAACTGGATTAGATACTGCGGTATTTTTTGCTGGATCTGGGTCTGGAATATCTGCATCAAATCCATCATCAATAGATCATGTTACAAAATTAGATGCATCTACTGCAACTGCCCCAGCTGGATATTTTCGAATAGAAACCACATCATCTGCTGAATTTAAACCTAATCATTTTGTATTTATTAAACTTACTGATAAATTTGAAACATTACAAGCTGGTCCGCAGAATTTTTATGTTGGAGAAGATAGAGTTGTAGACGGCGATGCCTCCGGATTAAATGCATTTGATAATGATTTAGCACCCGGGGTACATCGATATATTGTATATGCAACTAATACGGGTAGTGCCGGAGCAACTCATGCTGTTTATACATCTACATTTATAGAAGGATATGTAAATGTCCCACCCGTAATTGAAACCCCTGATCAATCATTAGGTGTTGTGCAAATTGGTCATGATAAAAACTCATTAACACATATTTTGCATTTTACTGAATCTCGCGAACCAAATTCATCTCAAAACGATTTTATTCGAATATTTTCAGCTAGTAGATTAGACGGAAATGTAACAGAACTAAATGCAACTGATGCCACATATACTCTTACTATGACACATGCTCAAGATAATATATCTGAAGTAAATGGATTAATTGCAACCGGTTCTAATGATACAGAATATCCATATGATGAAGTACCTGGAGCTGGTCCTAATGCATCGGCATTACCATTATCAGTATTAGCATTTACCGCCAGTATCAACAATTACAATACAATTGATGGATCTACTAATCATTCAGATACTGTACAGCCATCAGAACAATCATTTAAAATAACAATGTTTGATAATTGGTACGTGGCTCATTCATCATCAGTAGACTATAGCATGTCAATTATACCACCAAATACTGCTAGTATTAGAAATGTAAGAGCTCGTATAGAATCAGGATCATTTACCGGTGTTACGACTGATACATTTTCAACTCCTATATTATATGATGATCCTGGAACAACTCGTACAAGTAGAGATGGATTAAATGATCGTTATACCGCATCATTAGTACGTGTATCTGTCATGGCTGACATAACAGAACCAGATGATTACAGTGCATCCGGAACACATTTCACGGATATACTAATTGCCGAGGATGGCGATACAAATAAGCCATTACGTAATAAAACTTTTAGATTTAGTGGAAGTACAGCAACCGGCCTGTTTCGTTCAACGGCTTCTCATTATGATGGCGGAACTGATTTTGTATTTACTAACGCAACAGAAAGTTTAGGATTTTCACCTTTTTCATATACGGCTGGTACATCAACATTATACGTTAGCGAAACTGATGATATTAATTATCTACGACATGGCGATCATAATCATATTTCGGCTATGCAAAAAGCATCCAATACCACATTGACAGTAAGACCAGTTCCAAATATTGAAATATCAAATGTACGTGTAGAAGTGGAATCTGGTTCATTTTTAACCGGAGTAGGTGCATTTGAAAGATCTGCTAGTATATTATATGGATATACATCATCATTACGAGTTGCAGAAACATCAAGTTTAGAAGAATATGAAAAGTCCGCAGAATATATAAGCGAATCAGTTATACGATTGCGATTATCGGCAACAGTAACAGAACCATTTGGACCACATCATACTAAAATGACATCATCAATTACAACTACAGATGAAAGTAGTTATTCTTATAATCATACATTTGAATTTTATACATCATCAATTGATACAGCATCTGCAGTAATTGGCTATGATAATCAAAATCGATTAGTTGGTAATTATACATCTTCATGGATCAATTTCAATTTACTTGCTGGTAATTATGTATTTAGTGCTTCATTTAATTCGAGTACAAATGCTGGACGCACAATTATTCCTGGGACATATGCGGAAGTAACTGTAAGTAATACTCCGGCTACTCAAATAACAAATATTGTATATGAAACAGAAACCGCGGGATATTCTGAAACAGGAAGTAGAGATGCATTGCGTACTGTGTTATATGGAGTACCAAGACATACATTAGTGGATTCATCCTCATTTCGAACTCATGTATCAGCATCAATATATGCTTCTCATTCCGTGTCTCGGTTTCGTGTAAAAGCAACTATTACTGAACCATTTGGACCACATCATACTGCATCCATGTTTGAAAAGGTCTGGACAAATAGTAGTGATTCTCAAGACTTTAAGTCAGTAATACATTTTAGTACTGGATCAACAGATACAGCATCATCTGCAATTGGCTATGATAACCAAAACCGATTAGTAGGACATTATACATCTTCCTGGATTGGCCGGCAATTGTCATCAAGTGATAATGCATCAAAAACATGGACGTATACGTCAGGAAGTATAACACATACACCAAATGACTTGAGCGGATTTACAACTGCCTCTGGACTATCAACTCAATTAGTTGTACATGATACTGACCAAATTCAA